GAATGTTGATTTAGCCATCGAGGATGCCTTTTTCGATTAGTAGTTGTCTATTTACCATATGGGCAGCTTCTACATCATCTTTGTTTTGTCCATAATATGCAACGGCATAACCTTCTTCAACCATTGTTTGATTGATAGAAACACCGTCAGCATAAATGTCACCAAGCACTCGACCAAACTTACCAGTCTCTTCGCCTTTATATGTCTTTACAGTCAGCTTTTCAGCTTTTAATTTTTCTTTGAGGTATTCTTTTGATAATAGACCACGCTTCTTTTCTTCAAGATCGCGTGTTCTGGATTCAGGTGTGTCAATACCAAACAGACGGATGCGGCACTTATGGTAAATGTCAAACCCTAAGTCAAGGATTACATCACATGTGTCTCCGTCGATAATTTTTGTTACTTGAGATACTCGGTATGAGAAGTCGGTTGGGTCGCCAAGTTTAGCCATTAGATCATTGCTCTCGATTTTCTGAAGACCTCATCTTTAGTAGCACCTTGGAAATTCTCAATAGGTAAGAAGATAGCTGCTTTCCAGTCTTCGGGATTAACTTTATAAAATTGTGTCACAACATTACTTAATAGATATCTTTTAACGCAAGGTTGGACAGCAGTTCCTACTTGTTTTAACAATGCCCAATTATATCTCATTTTTGTGTCTCTGCTAATCGTTCTACTGTTAGCAGTTTCCATCAACTCACCAAGCAATTTAGCTCTCATCATATACGGCAAGTAATGTAAATTCAACCCATAGAATCCTCCTTGTGCTGGCTCATAAGGCAACACAAGCGGGAATGTATCGTAATAGGGCAGTTTATCTTTTGTTTTTGGATCGTATCGATACAGATACATACTGCCGATTTCAAATGTTCCAGAAGTCTCAAAAATATCTGAACGCATAGCTTGTGCAGGCGAGTTAATATTACTCGCAAGTTGACGAACTTGCGTCATATACCAGTTAAAACTTTTTTGCTGGTCGTTAGAGTTAGCTCTGATTTGTTCAAATGGGTTTGCCATACCCCTATTTATACGAAATGCCTAATTCTTTTTCTGTTAATATCTTAAATTCCCAACCCTGATCGAGACAAAACTCAGTGGCACTTTCCCATTTAGCGATGTTTGTGCCATATTGCTTAACTTCCTCGATAAATCGTTTTGTTTTTCTTTTTGGAATTTTCGGTTCTTTGGTAAATCTTTCGGGTTTGATTTCGATCAAATACTTCTTATTATTCAGTTTCATATAAAAATCAGGATAGTATCTGTGAACCCTGCCATCCACAGGTGAACGATATGGGATAGCAAGTTCTTCAGACCCCCATTCTTCAATATTTGAATTGAGATCACACCAATTCATAAACTTTAACTCATATGATGAGCGATAGATGATGCTTTTCACATCACCGCGATATTTATGGGGATTTCGAGGAATAAATTTTCCAGAGTATGTTTTCTTAGAATATGGCATTATAAATAAGACTAAACAAAAGATTATTTATAGAGAATCGTATGTCCGACAATAGTCCATCAAACCAAACCGCTAATACTACAAGTCAAAAATCCACAACCGAAATTAACGAGCTCTCCAAAACTTCTGAGTTTGGTGATACCAAATCGAGGGTTACTGGTAGACAAAAAGCAGGTGAGCGGGTAAGGTATCCGAATAATCTAGATACCAGTGAACAGCCACATAGCATTAACTTCTTCATTAGTGAGTATGTTCCAGGAGCTGGTGAGAGTAGTAGTTTGGTTGCAAATAGCACTTCAATTGCTGATCAGCAAGGCGTTGCTTCTGCAAGAACTGGTAATGGTATTTCTAGTGAAAACAGACAAAATGTCGAACAGCTTGGCAGACAAGCTGTGGCGTTCACAGCATCTGTAATTGCTCAACAATCCGCAAAGGCTGTTACTAAAAATTCAGGTTCAGTGGTCTCGGCAGGCGCACAGATTTTTGCTGGTGTCGGCGCGGCTAAAGCTGTGGATTCGTATGTCTCGAGAGATGCAACTTCAATAAAATCTACTCCAGCGATTAGAATCAAAGACAGTATCTCACTGCATATATCTCAATCACCACAAGCGAAATATACTGCCGAATTCGAAAACGAAAGTATCGGCACAGTTCTGGGGACATTAGCTACTTCTTCTGGGACAGGCACTCTTAATGCCATCTCTGAAGCTGTGGCAAATGGAACAGCGGGCGAGTTGGTTGCTAGGGGATTGATCGATGCTGCTACGATACCCAAAGAATTAGGTTTGGGTAATGTTAACTTTGGCGGTTTAGCCAGAGCAGCAAGTAAGAAAGTCCGAAACCCTTATCAAGAGCAAATTTTTAGAACTATGAACTTCAGGTCATTCGCCTTTCAATATAAGTTTGCACCTAGAAATAAGAAAGAGCTTGATAGTGTAGAAAAGATTATCAACTTGTTCAAGTTTCATATGCACCCTGAAAAGGCAGACGATGGTGCATTCTTCCTATTCCCGTCTTTGTTTGATATTGAATATAGATATAAGCAGAAACGCAATACATTTGTAAATAAAATTGCCACTTCAGTGTTAACTGATATGACAGTCGATTACGGCTCCGAGGGTGTATTCACCACCTTCAGAGGAACAAAAGGTAGTCCGTCTGAAGTTACTCTGGCATTACAATTCAGAGAGATATCTCTGCTTACAAAAGGCAAAGACGGTCAACTCACAAACGGGAGCACATCGGGTTACTAATGTTTAAAAAATTTCCAACACTAGCATATGCTTCAGATAATCGATTTGTAAATGTTTCTGATATTTTTATTAGAGCAGCTGTTATCAAAGAGAGCTTAGATAATTTTAACTTAGAGACATATACCATCGAAGACGGCGAAAATCCTGAAGATGTTGCATTCAGATTATATAATGACCCTACTCTATATTGGACTATTCTTTTAGTCAATGACGTTATAGATCCTATCAATGATTGGTATCTATCATCAGATGTATTGGAAGAATTCGTTAAAAATAAGTATGGCGAAAATTTCTTAAATACCACACATCACTGGGTGTTACCTGATAATCCATTAATTTCTGTTGAATATGACTCTGTAAAATTAGCTAATGGCGAAATAGTTGCAATCTCTAATTTAGAACACGAAGATTTAGTTAATGATGATAAACAAGACATTAAGGTGATATCACCATCGTTTATAAGAGATTTCTTAAAAGAATTTGAAAATTTGATTAGAGTATAATATGAGAGAAGATATCAACGTTTCTGCGGGTGATGTGTTAATTGAAGAAGCCTTCATTATATCACCAATCAGCGGTGTCACTGACCTGAGAAACTTCATCATGGGGTTTGATATCTACCATGCAGTTGATGTCAATTCAATCACTGCAACATTTCAAATAACAGATGCAACTGGGCTTATAACTGCTGTCCCAATTATAGGACAAGAGTTTATCACAGTCAAATTTAGAACACCTAATATCGACGATGCATTTCACAGAACATTTGTAGTGCATACTATTTCTAATCGTTCACTGGTTCGTGATAGAGAACAAAGATATACATTAGAATGTATAACATCAGAAGGTTATGTGGATCTAACAGCCAGATTGACTGAAAAATACGTTGGGTCTACAGACGAACTTGCTGCTCAAATATACGTGAAGATCGCAGGTGACAGGGTTAAGACTGAATCTGGTGATGGGTTAGGTAAAATTGATATGGAGATACCTGACAGACCATTCGCTTCTAATAATTTTGAGTTTATTGCAAATCATTGGTCACCATTCAAATGCTTGAACTTCTTGGCTTCCAGAAGTCGACATGGAGATTCGAGTAAAACTAATATATTATTTTTTGAGAGGGCTGGCAGCTACTACTTTGGTTCACTGGAATCAATGATTAAAAGACAAAAAGCTGCTAACTCTATATATGATGAATATACTAAAGTCGAAAGTCAAGATGCACCGACATTTGATGATTCTCGTGATAAGACATTTAAATATCAAAGTAAATATTTGAATAGTAGATACCACACGATTAAGTCGATGGCATACCCAAGATTTAAAAGCCTTTTGTTGAACAACATTACAGGGTTTCATGCCACATCTATATTTTCATATGATTTCACCAATAAGACTATGTTGAATATGAAATATGACAATAGTCCTAATGCAGAGGCATTGGCTGAAAATGATAGAAGGTTTATCAAAGAAAAATTTGATGACTTTGAGACGATGGGCGAGGTAAACACGATTCATGAAAGCCACCTCACCAATGCGATGGCACATAGAAGTTTTACTCCGATGAATACATCTTTGTTTGGATCTTCCTACTCTAGAGGTGTCCAGCAAGTTCGTAATGAGCTGATCAGAACGAATGCTCTAGCTGAATTAGAAAATAATGTGTTGGAAATTACTATACCTGGAAAAACTGATGTTGATTTAGGGTTGTTGGTAAACTTAATCTTTCCACTCACAGATGAAAAGACGAGTCAACCTAAACGTGATAACCTAGAAGATCCATTCGTTTCAGGTTTGTATATGATTACAGCTATTAGGCACACAGTGACAAATGGTAAGCACGACATGACTCTCAGATTAATGCGTGACAGTTTGGGGAATTAAATGATTTATGGTAATTTTACATGGTGGATAGGTGTTGTTGAAGACCGTAACGATCCGATGAAAATCGGTCGTTATAGAGTTCGCATACTTGGATACCATGATAATGACAAAGCAGTTTTGCCTACAGAAGACTTACCATGGGCAAGCATTATTCAGCCAGTGGGTTCAGCTGCAGTTTCTGGTGTTGGGCATGATGGCACTGGGTTGGTTACTGGGTCGACTGTTATAGGATTCTTTGCAGATGGTGAAGCAGAGCAATTGCCTATTGTAATGGGTTCATTGGGAGGTGTTGATGCATTCAAGGGTTCAGTTGAAGCAGCATTTTCAGATCCGAACGGTGTTTACCCAAAAGAAGAGTTTCTCGATGAGTCATCATTATCTCGTTTAGCAAGGAGCGGAGATGATGCTGAGAGTCATATATCTTTAGCATCGAGAAGAGCTATGCGAGTCACTGCAGTCCCAATGGCTAGACCAGATAACTTTGCTGGTGTTTTAGATAATGCACCGACTGTAAGTAATAAAAGTGAAACTGAAGATGATATTCCTCGCTGGGACGAGCCTGATCCACAAGGCGTGAAAGAGTCTGTCTCGGAATATCCATATAATAAAGTAAGAGAAACAGAATGTGGTCATGTATTTGAAGTTGATGATACACCTGACAATAAACGGATTTTAAATTATCATACTTCAGGTTCATTCGAGGAATATCACGATAATGGTGACCACGTTCAAAAGATCGTTGGCGATGATTTCGAAATAATCTATAAAGACAAGACCCTTTATGTAGATGGCGATTTGACCATGTCAGTCAAGGGTGATGTCAATATGAAGGTCGATGGTAACAAAATCGAGGATATCGGTGGCGATTGTTATACAACGATCCGTGGCGGCAGATTTACGAAAATCGTTGGTAATGATGTTACTGAAGTTATCTCTGATCAGAAACTGAGTGTTGATGGCTCTCGGTTTACTGTTATTGGTTGTCAAAGTCAAGATCCAGATGTTACCATACCATTTGTTGGCGGCGTTCCAGCTGGGACTGATAACCTCGTTGTCAAGGGTAAATCTGAGACTCAAATCGCAAGTAATAAAAACGAGAACATTGGTGGCAGGAATGTTATCTCTACTGTTGCTGGATTCAAGCTGTTCAGTAGTTTAGGTTCAGCTGATATTACAACACTCAAGGACATTAACCTTGCTGCAGGTTCTACTTCTAATATTTCGTTGTCAGCAGGTAATGCATATATCGGTTCAATTACTGATACAAAAATTACGACAACGACATTTGGAGTTGATGCATCAGGAAAAGCTACACTCGATGGTGCGACTGGCGTTGATGTTCTGGCAAAAGGCACTAACGCCAACATTAAAATTGATGCCGACGCAACAATAACTGTTGATGGCACGACCGTCGATATTGATGGATCAAGTGGCATATCGCTTAACTAGGAGGATAAGAAATGAGTTGTGGACCAGCAGAATCAGTTGGTAAGTTAGTTGACGGTATTAACAACACTGTTAGTATCGTTGAAGACACTATTGCCAGTTTACCACAAGGGGTCGCTTCGATTCCAGGTTATGCAGAGCTGCAAGTGGCAATTCAAATCCAGCAAGATTTGCAAAACCTTAAAGCAATGCTTGATGACCCTGTTGCACTATTAGAGAATGCAGTCCCATCATTAGCAACGGAATTCCAGACATTTATTGCTGCTGGTAATGATTTGATTGGTAATATCACAGACCAAGCTGAGTTTATTGGGTCTTTGGGCGAAAAATATGGCGACTTTGATTATGGGGATCCTGAAGAATTAATTGGGGCGATTGGAGAACTTCAAGGTGATTTAGGTAGATTATGTGAAGTGGTTCCAAACATTCAAACTCGTTATGGTGAGTTTGTCAAAAAGGGTAAAGCGGTATCACAAACTATAGAAAGACCTGAAAACCCAATCACGGCAGTCAAGAATGCTGTTCTGGATAGGTATGAAGATGTTTTTGATTCAGCTAAAGCAAAGGCTGATGCTTACAATAAAGAAAGGGCTGCAAATAAAAAAGAAGTAGATATTTCCAAGGCTGAGCAGGTCGCGTTTACATTCTGAGTATAAATAAGATATGGCTTTAAATAGAAAAACTCCCGTAAAAATATACACTGATATCGACATGGATTTCACATTGAATCCAGTCACTAAAGATATCGGTAGAAAATTAGACGTCAATGCTGTCAAGCAGGCATTGAAAAACTTGTTCTTGTATGAACGCGGTGAGAAAAAGTTTGATCCAAACTTCGGCTCTGGTGTTAGAGATATGTTATTTGAACCAGTAGATGACATAACTGCCAGTATCATTGAAAAAGAAATCGAAGTTATGATTAATAACTATGAAAGAAGGGTTGCTGTTGAGAATATCACTGTGTTAGCATCTCCTGATACACACGATTATGAAATACGAGTAGATTTCTTTGTGCAAGGAATCAGGGAATTGCAAACATATACAACCATCCTCGAAAGGTTGAGATAATGCCTTCGGTTTCTATAGATGGGGATGTAGCGGGTGGAGCAGCAGCTGGTAAAACCACGAATGTTACTATTGACGGGAAAACTGTAGTTTGCACTGGTTCAGTTGTTGCATCACATGGAGAAGCACCCCATGCAGCTGCAACTATGACAAGTAGTGTAACGAATGTTACTATGAACGGGTTTGTTCCCTGTGTGAGTGGAGATGCAGCTACATGTGCACATACTATATCAAGCTCCATCAATGTTACAATAGGTTAATAAATAAAAACAAAAAGAGTCAAAAATGGCAGTAAGAAAATTAACAGAATTAGAGTTTGATCAGATTAAGACCAATCTGAAAACCTATTTACAATCACAAGATACTTATGCTGACTTCAATTTTGAAGCGTCAGGGTTATCAGTCCTCATAGACCTCTTAGCATATAATACCCAATACAATGCATTCTTAGCACATATGGTGTCAAATGAAGCGTTCATTGATTCTGCTGTCAAGAGAAACTCAGTTGCATCCATCGCTAAGACTATGGGATACACTGCTCGTTCTGCCCGTGCATCAAGAGCCACGATTGACTTAACTGTTATTCCGCCATCAACGTATTCAAGTGGGTCGTTTACTTTATCTAACAGGACTGCCTTTACAACGTCATTGAATGGTAAAACATTTAAGTTTTTCCCTATACAAAGCTATAGTGTAAATAAAACTACAGTAAATGGTGTAGATGGATTTTACTTTACAGACATTGTGATTGCCGAGGGGTCATTCGTTGATAATTCGCAGATTATAGAAGTTGGTAAGGAACAAGGTCCAGTCGTTATGGCTAACCCAAAGGTTGATACAACGACTGTTATCTGTGATGTTCAAACCAGTATCAGTGATTCACAGACTCAAACTTATACGTTCTCAGATAATATTATTGATGTTACATCAACTTCAGAAGTTTTTTATGTTGAAGAAGCTGTGAATGGTAATTATGAGGTTCGTTTTGGCGACGGTGTTATTGGTAAGAAACTGGTAGCTGGTAATATTGTTAGACTGACTTATCTTGCCACTAATGGCGAGGATGCCAACAATGCTAATGTATTTACTGCTCCCTCAGTTCTCACTGGATCTGGTGAAACAATTACGCTTACTGTGAAATCTTCTTCTGCTGGTGGCTCTGAACAGGAATCAGTTGATAGCATTCGTTTTAATGCTCCACGCTTTAATGCTACAAAAAACCGAGCTGTCACAGCAAACGATTATAAAGCTCTCATCTTAGCTGCCAACCCTAATATCAAATCTGTCGCTGTTTGGGGCGGTGAAGATAATGATCCACCAATCTATGGTAAAGTGTTTGTTTCATTGCAACCTAAAGATGGGACTGTTATCACACAAGATGATAAAGACATTATCCTGAGAGAAACTATTGAGCCGCGCCAACCTGTATCAATTACTACTGACTTCGTGGATCCTGAGTTTACATTCATCGGTCTCAAAGTAAATGTATCATATGATAGCAAGAAGACCACTATCACACAAGGTAATTTGAAGACGAGCGTGATCTCAGAAATCAATAATTATTTTGATACTGAATTGAATACACTTGACAAGAACTTCTATTACTCAATATTGTCTTCTCGTATCGTTGCGGTCTCTAACTCGTTCACGGCTGTTAACTTAGAATTGAGATTAACGAAAGAATCAACACCAGTATTAAACGCAGAAACTAGATATCTTCTGCCATTCAATAACAAGATTATTCCGAATTCAGTGACATCAAACTATTTCGATGCCACTATTAATAACGGAACATATAATGTCTACATTACCGATGTTCCTAATGACGATGTTGTTGCTCCAGATTATAATGGTAAGGGTGTCTTGGTTCTCAAGACTTCTGATAAGAATGTTGTAGTTGATGCAAACCTTGGAACTCTTGACTATGATACTGGTAGAATTGACATAACATCTCTCAATGTATCAGCAATATCTGGTAGTGCTACAAAACTGAGAGTATCGACCACCCCACACGAAAGTTCTAAAGACATTAAAACTGAAGTGTTAGAAAGAACTTCGGAGGAATTGGTTTCCTCTGCTGTTGTTCCGCTCCCTTCGAAAAATATCATCTTGATAAACGACGAATCTACTGCTGATATTCCAAATAATACCAGAGCAGGTTTGACTGTAACTCTAACAGAGAAAATTTCTGACTAATTATGGCTCGTTCAGCTCCGACATTTAGAAGATATATCAAAAGCATTACGATTACGAATGCTGGTCAAAATTACTCCTCGATATCAGGAGACACGATTGTTTTCATCGAAGCACCTTCAGGTGCTCCTGAAGCCAATCCCACCCAAGCGACCGCAACAGTAGATATTCAGAATGGTTCAGTTGCTGGCATCACTATTACTGAACCAGGAGACGGATATGCGACTACTCCACAAGTATATATCCAATCAGGTCTCAATACTGGAACTTCAGCTCTGACATTCACTGGCACGGCTAATTCAAACAGAGATGCTGGGACATATCCTAATCTTCCAGTAATTTCAAATAAGGCTGGATCTGGTGCGACTGCAACAATAACAATCGACTCGAATGGTAATGTTACTTCCGTTGATGTCACTGCAAGTGGTAGTGTCTACATGGAAGGTGAGACTGTAATCATCCAAGATATATCTATCGGCGGCGATGGTGATACTCCTGATATGACATTTACTGTATCGCAACTAAAGGGTGGCGGTAATGGTGCGATCTTAACACCAGAAGTTGATGTTATCGCTGCAAGTGTAGAATATAAACATGATTCAATGAATTATGTTGTTGATGCACAAATACCAAACTTTGTAAACGAAGAATATCCAAACCTCGCGAAATTTATCAAAGACTATTATAAGTTTTTAGATCTTGGTCCAGATGAATATGAAGACTTGGGATTAACGTCACACGACCATCCTGACGGTCAGCATGGTAGCGATAGAAATCAAAGTGCAAATTATCTTCTAGAAGAAATGATCGATAATCTGAATATCGACCATGAAAATCCTTTCTTCTTAGATGCGTTTCTAGAACAATATGCTATTGATTTCCCTAAAACTGCTGAAGTAAATTCTCAAGATCTAATTAAAAAGTTACAAGACTTCTTGGAAGCAAAAGGTTCTAGAAAAGGTGTTGAATTATTCTTCCGCTTGATCTTTAACGAAGAAGTAGATGTTGTCTTACCTTCAGAATTTATTCTAAAACCATCTGATGGTGTCTGGCAAAATGAAGTAACAGTCAAGGTATATGGTTCTACTGAAATAGTCCCAAATGGGGATCCATTCACATTGAGAGGCAAGAAAGTTGATATTGTTTACTACACATCAACAGCTTCCATTACGAGTAGAAATCGCATCAATACTTCAGTTTCTAGGGTTAAGAAAATTGCATACACAGCTCCTGAAGCGTTTGAACTCACAATTGACATACCAGCCAATACAATTATTCCTGGTCCAGGAGTTGAGGGTGATCTGACTGCCGTGATTGGTGGTCGGATAGCCACTGTAGGAACTATCGGTGCTGCTGATGGATTGAGAGCAGCTGGGTCATACGATATTAATAGTGGGTTCACGACCGATGGCAACGGCACGGGTGCACAGTTTACAGTTGTTGTAAATGGCTCTGGTGCAGCGACAATCACAGTAGATGCAGTCGGTGATAATTATGCACCAGATGAAACTATTACTATTCCTGACTCTCTGCTCGGCGGTGGCGGTGCTGCAGCACTTACATTCAAAGTAGCAACAATTACAAACGGTAAAATTTTCTCGGTAACAATTTCTGATGCTGGTAAAGGTTATTCTGCTAACCCCGTTGTTGTTATAGATCCACATCCAGATGATACAATCACTACAGAGGCAGTTATTGCCACTCGTTTGACTGACGGATCTATCACAAATACTGTATTTGTCAATAATGTGCAAGGGTTGGGTTATAACAAGGTTCCAACTTTATTCTTAGATACAGATAGTGTTCGGACTTGGATCGGCTTTGAAAATTCTACTGACACTACAGCAAATAAGACAGCATTTTTAACAAGAGTTTTGAATGATGCTGTGTTAAAAACTAATAGTGGAGCTGCCAACGGAGGATTTTCTGTTGGCGATACTTTCTTAGTTTCTGAGACTGGTGATATTCTCGGTGTTTATGCCATTGATTATTTTGCTGAAGATTATACCATTACAGGTATCAGTAACAATGCATTGGTTCGGGTAAAGAGTGTAGATTCTAGCAATTACCCTGCAGGTGTGGAAGTTATTTCTACTGGCACAGGGTTTGCGAGATCTTCATTTGATTTCATACTACGTTCAAGTAATGACGAAACTGCAACGATTACATGTAGCACAGGGTTTTCTCACACCTATCCAGGAGCGCATAAAAATGTTAGAGGCTTCTTATCAGATGCTAACAGATTGCAGGATAATGCTGTCTATCAAAACTTTGCTTATCAGGTAAGGACTTCGAGACCTAAAACTGAATGGGGTGAGTTGATGGATCGTATCGCACACCCTGCTGGTATGATTGCATGGACTGACTTACAGATTAATCAAACAATTAATATGGGTGATAATTTTGCTGCAACACCAGATGTTATCGTATTCCGCTTGTTCGCTGAAGTTGAAACGCCTGTTGCCACTGAAGCTACTGCATTATTCTTCCATAAACCAGCCATTACAGATTCAGTAGAACTGGCAGACCCTAAATCGCTTGAGCCAAATCTAATTAAGACTGAAACAACACCAGCAACAGATGCTCTTGACAAATTTGACGTTGTATTGAATAAAACCGAATCGCCTGATGTCAATGATGCACCTTCATTATCACCACATAAACCAGCGATTACTGATAGCGTTGAAATGTCAGAGGTAGTTGAAACACTTAAATTCTTGTTCCGTTCGCCTACTGAAACGGTTGACTGGGCAGAAACTGTGATTCGTGTTTCTGAGTTGGGTAAAACAGATAGTATAGATATGAGTGAAGCTGTTGCTAAAACAGCCGAGCTCACTAAAACAGATGTCTTCGAATTCCAAGATGCTGTTGATAAGTTTGACGTGGGAACGAATCCTACAGAATCAACATCGGCAACTGAATCCCAGACTTTCGACGCAGGAGCTACTGCAACAGACTCAACTGATATGGGTGAGGCAGGGGTTGTCACAACTACAGGTGATAATTTGTTCTTATTTGCTCAAAACTATGCAGCTAGTAATTACTTTGCTGAAGATTATGTTGGCGTTGCAAAATACGAAGCCGACATGATTAAGAGTTAGAAATTATAAATATCGTTATAAATAAAAGAAATATACACATCAACTAGGAGAAAACAATGATTATTGATGTAGATAAAATGAATGCACTTGGTCGCGTTCATATTCAAGTCTTCGATTCAGAGGGAAATCTGAAAGAAGAACAAACTGTAAAGAACTTGGTTGTAACTACTGGTCTCAACCACATCGCCGATCGTCTCGGTGCTTCTTCACCTGCAACTCGTATGTCACATATGGAAGTTGGCACAGGAACAGCCAGCCCAGCTGCTAATAACACTGCATTGGGTTCAGCTATTTCTTCTTCTCGTGTTTCGCTGACATCACAAACTGTTTCGACAAACACTGTTGAATATGTTGGTGATTTCCCAGCTGGCACAGGCACAGGTGCTGTTACTGAGGCTGGTGTATTTAATGCTTCTTCAAGTGGCACTATGCTTTGCCGCACAACTTTCTCAGTTGTGAACAAAGGTGCAGCTGATACGCTAAAAATTACTTGGACATTGACTGTATCTGATTCCTAATATCTAACTTAGGAGTCGGATAATGTCACTATTACTTAGACAAGCTGCCAGAGTAGAAAACGCTCGATCTTTTTATAGAGATATCTATAATGAGAACGATTTCTTCTACATGTTTGCATCCCGAGCAACGTCTTGGGAAGATGATACATCACCTGATACGCCACGGGATTCTCAATTCTATCAAGCACAATATCGTCAAGATATGCTTTTTATTAAGAGAATTCAAGCATCAGATTGTGTATTACTTTCACCACGTTATGATTGGTTGTCTGGAACTATCTATGATCAGTATGATGATGAATATGCTTCTGGTCACCCAGCATACAGTGGGGCAACAAACCTAGCAGATTCTAAGTTTTATGTCATCACAGATGAATTTAATGTCTATAAATGTCTTGATAATAATAGCAATTCCCAAAGCACAGTAAAACCTACTTCTACGGGAACAGAGTCATTCGTTCTAGATGATGGATACACATGGAAGTTTATGTTCCAAGTTGGTTCAGCTGATAGAACTAAATTTTTAAGTGAAAACTTTATTCCTGTTCGTAAAGTATCGGGTGCTGGTAATCCTGCATTCGATGTTAATGGTGAACTTGATAGTGTTACTATCGTAACAGGTGGGTCTGGATATACATCAGCTCCTACAGTAATTATCGAGGGTGATGGAACTGGTGCGGTCGCTACTGCCACCCTTTCTGGTAATGCCGTAAATGGTGTTACGATTACAAATGCTGGTCGTGGTTATTCATTCGCATTCATTAAGTTTTCAGGTGGCGGTGGCACAGGTGCTACTGCAACAGCATCTCTCGGCTCTACAGAAACTCCTAGTCTGCAGTCAGCCGTTGAATCTGCTGCCGTGTCGGGAACGGTGGATCGTATCGTTGTAACTAATGGTGGTGTTGACTATGTTGAAGGTGATGTTACAGTTGTAGTTACTGGTGACGGGACTGGTGCTACTGCATCTGCAACAGTGAACCCTGCTGGCACGATCACTTCTGTCAGTTTAACAGATCCTGGACAAGGATATACTTTCGCTACAATATCATTGACTCAGACCGTTGGTAACGGCACAGGTTGCACATTGAGACCTATTGTATCTCCATTCTCGGGACATGGCGGCAATCCTCCTAGAGAATTGTTCGCTAAAAACGTTGGGTTGACTGTTTCATTTACAAGCGATGATGCTGATATTATTATCGGTAATGAATTCAGACAAGTTGGCATTATCAAGAATGTTCACAATTATGAAGAAACAGCATCATATACTGCATCAATTGGAACACCGTGTCATGTTATTACAGTATCATCTAGTGATATTTCAAAATTCAATCTAGATGACGAGATTGTCACGGATGATGGTGGTAAATTTTCTGTAATTCAAATTATTGATACTAATAATGATAATACGAATGAAACTGTATATCTGTTAGAGATACTTCCTGGAATCAGCGGCTCATCAGTAATGACTAATAATACGACAGGTCAGACAGGAATGACTATAAATACATTGACGAATCCTGAGATTAGTAATCACTCTGGCGAGATTCTTTATATTGACAACCGCCGACCTATTACTCGTGACGAAAATCAAGTGGAAACACTGAAGGTAACATTTAATTTCTAAGTCTAAGGTAAAGAAATGGCTCTCAATCTAAATACAAGTCCATATTTCGACGATTATGATGCAGCGAAAAAGTTTGCACGCATCCTGTTTAAACCAGGAGTTGCTGTTCAAGCTAGAGAGCTGACACAACTTCAAAGTATCCTTCAAAACTCTATCAATGATTTCGCTGACCATATATTCAAAGATGGTGCTAGAGTTAAGGGAGCAAATGGTGTAATTCGCAAACGCGACTTTATCAAGATTAATGACCTCGATGCTTCTTCAGCAACGGTGTCAAACGATACACTCATTAACTATGTCGGTGATACTGTAACTGGCGGGACTAGCGGTCTTACTGCTAAAATTTCAAAAACAGCTACTGGTCTCGACACTGATGCTGTTGATAAGAAAACACTTTATGTTGAATACACAGGCGGTAGCAGCACAGGCACATACCTACACTTCGATGCTGGTGAAACTCTTACTGTTACATCAACTGTCTCAGACCGCAACGGCGATACATTTGTAGTAGATAATGGCGTTGATGCTAATGACAAAACTAGAAATTATTTTGGACAAGGTATCGACTTCGTTATTGAAGACGGTATTCTTTACATCGATGGTTATTTCGTTGTCCATGATCAGCAAGAAATTACCCTAGAGAAATATAAATTAACAGCTAATTCTTATGTTGGTGTTAAGTTTGTCGATTCAAAGGTTGACGCAGATGGCGATTCTACTTTGAACGATCCAGCCACAGGAACATTTAACTTTAATGCTCCAGGTGCTGACCGATATAAAGTTTCAACAACCATCGCTAAACTTGGGCTTACAGCTACGAATGATGCAGATTTCGTTTCTCTATATACTGTTGAGGAAGGTAAAATTTCTCGTGGAGATGATGTAGGCGATCTTGATTTTTATAACAGACTCGGTAGTGTTCTTGCTGCTAGAACGAAAGAAGAAAGCGGCAACTATGTAATCAGACAGTTTGAGGTTTCAGTTCGTGAACACCTCGCTGCTACTGGTAACAGGGGTTTACTTACTCAGGCAAATGGTGGTTCTGCTGATCACATCGCAGTTGGTGTTGGTCGTGGTCTTGCATATGTAAACGGTTATCGTCGTGAGTTCCTTTCACCGACTTATGTTAAAGTTCGTAAAGCTAATGATACGATTGTTGAAGAAGGGTTTACGGTTTCAACATCGTATGGTAACTATATTCTAGTTGATGAGGTTGCTGGTAATTGGAATCTAAAAGAAGGTGCACTCGTTAAATTTGGTAATGCTGCGTCTAATGCTGTTACTGATAACACACACTCTGCTCACGCTCCACCATCCACAGTCATAGGACAGGCTCGCGTCCGCCAAATCCGCTATGACACAGGAACAGTAAATACTGCCTCTTGTAAATATCGCCTCTACCTTTATGATATCCGTATGTTCGGCGGTGCGTTTGCCGCCATCAGAACAATTTATCACGATGATGCAAACATCGATGGTTTCGCTGACCCTGTTTTAGAAAGTTCTAAAGCAGTATTAAAAGAGTCAAAACAAAATACGTTGTTGTTCCGTGCGCCATTCGCTGCTGCTAAAACTTTAGCTACTGACACAGGCGGCACTTATGATAACAATTACACTTATCAGAAAGATTTCTCTACTGAATTTACAACATCAGGCACAACAACACTGACTGTTACAGGCACAGAAACGTTCCCATATTCTTCTACGCCTACACAAACACAGTTAGATACAGAATTTTACTTATCATTCCACGCTGATGTAACTATCGACAGCACTGTATATAAAGCTGGTGAGGTCTTTAGACTTACACCTTCCATGATTACATCAATCAGTAATACTGCTGTTAATATTGATATTGGCACAACATTAAGTGCTGCCACTGATGCGACAATGAAAGTCAAGGTGAAGCAGACTGATGTAACACCTACGCCTAAAAATGCTCTTACATCAAGATATGTAAAAATTAATACTGCTACGAATGAGGGCGGCACATTTGGACCATGGAACTTGGGTATTACAGATGCATATAAAATTGAAGCTGTTTATGTAGATGGTTCAGCTTACTCAGAATCTGGAACTGATTATAAAGAACAGTTCGTTTTGGATAATGGTCAAACAGATAACTACTATGGTCATTCTAAACTGGTCAGAAAGCCAAGCGCGACCATTAGCACAGCATCAAAATATATCGTAGTTAAATTCTCACACTTCGATCCTAACTATGGTGGCTCAGTAGGTTCTTACTTCGCTATCGACTCATATCCTATCGATGACACAGGTGGTTCTGGTATCTTTACATATCAAATCCCAGTATATCACTCAAAGAAACTTGGCACATTTGACCTCCGCGATTGTATTGACTTTAGACCATATGTCAATAACACTGCTACTAGCGCAACGGCAATGTCAGGTGCATCAGAAAACCCACTTGAAACTTTCGAATTGAAATCGATTTCTGGTGGTTATGAGATGCCTATTCCTACAGAGTCATATCAAACTGATGCTGAGTATTATCTACCACGTATTGATAAAGTCGTTATATCAGAAAAAGGTAAGATTGAGGTTGTTGAAGGTTCTTCGGGATTAGATCCTAGACCTCCT